TGTAGCCGCCGTTCGCGCCGAACGGGTTGAAGTAGGCTTCGATGCTGCCGCCTGCAAAGATCGCGTAGGGCGATGCGCCGTCGCGCGAGTAGCGCAGGAGCGGGCCGCTCGACGAGTTCAGAATCTTGGACAGCATGTTCTGATACTCCTGCGCATTGCAGTAGATGACCGTCGGCGAGACGCGGTACAAATCCCACATGCGGCGGAACGCGGTGTCAATCTCGTTGATCGAGCCGCGCGAGGATGCAGTCATGAAAGACCCGGTGCCAGCCGTGCCGGTGCCGAACGTGTTCACATACGCGCCGTTCGCCGGGTTCAGCGCCCACGACAGCAGACCGTCGAAGCCGAGCGCGTTTTGCGACGTGTCGGCCGTGATCGCGCTCGCGTTCTGGTTGCCGGTCGAGAGGGACGTAAGCGCAACGCTGTTGATCGTCGTGATTGCTTGCAACGTTTCGTTGCCAGCGGTGCCGACGTACCACGCATAGGCCATCGCACCCGTGACCGGCGCAACCGTCGCGCTGATCGTGTTCGTGGTGCCGGTGATCGCACCCGAGCTTGCCGCCGCGCTCTTGTTCGACGCGCCCGAGTTCAGCGTGAACGTTTGGCCGTCCGCGCCGTTCACGGTCGTCGAGGTCGGCACGCCCGAAGCCGAGACAGTCGCGATGCGGTACGCCGTGTAGGCGAGCGCGACGACGATGACGTTATACGTCGCTGCGCCGATCGTGCCGCCCGTGCTGGCGCTCGAAACGGTCGGGGTGCCCGGCGTGCCGAGTGCAATCGACATGTTCGAGCCGAGCAGCGCGTCCTCTTCCTTGAGCATCATTTTTTGCAGCAGGCGAATCGCTGCGGTCGCGCGCACGTCCTCGAACTCGCGGCCGGCCGATTCAGCCTCGAACGTCACATCTTCTTCGCCCATCGTCGCATACGACGCGAGCGCGTTGACGGCGGTATAGCTCATGCGCCCGGCGCGCTGACCTTCGGGCACGAAGCCGATCGAGTCGAGGCCCGAGCCTTGAATCGCGCGAATCACTTTCCAGCGCGTCGCCGTGTCGCCCCGGCCCTGCACGCGGGGCAAGCTGTTGCGGATCGGCGTGAGAACCGGGTACAGGTTTTTCGCGGGCGCTTGCAGGTCATACGACACCAGCCCGGTTGCCGTGCTAACCGTGTTCGCCTTGTTGAGCGGCACGCCCATATCGGCGGCAAGCGCGCTTTTCACCAGCGCTTGCAGCTCTTGCATATTGAGGGAACCCATTTTGTTTCTCCAAAAAAAAAGCCGCGCCTACGGGGGCGCGGCGCGGCCTGAGAAAACAGCGTGTTAGTGGTTGATCATTTGCTCGGCGTGTTCGGACGAACGCTCCGCGCACCGTATTTGTGGATGAACTTGACCATCGGCAGCGGATCGCCTTCGATCTGCGCCTTCGATGCCCGTTCGAGTTCTTCGTCAAGCTGCGACTTACCGTCACCGTTCACGGTCATGTCAGCAGCCTTTTCGATCGTCTTGAGAACGCCCTTCGTCGGCGCAGGCATGTCCTCAAGTTCTTTGATGCGTGCATGCGCTTTCGCGAGCGAGACGACGAGCTGCGCTGCCTTCTCCATCCCGGACGCACCCGACACCGGCTCGATGCCCGCAGCCTTGCACAGCTCGTCTACGCCAGCAGCAAGCGCAAAGTCCTCATCGATCTGGTCGGCGTCGTCGCCGTCGAGCGCGTCTGCCTTGCACATTGCGCCAGCCTTCACAAGCGAATCATGGGCGGCTTGCAGATGCGCGAGGTCGGCAGCGCTGTTACGCGCCCCGACTTTTTCGAGTGCTTCGGCGGCAGCAGCTTTTGCGGCGGCTTCGGCGTCGTCGCCGGTCGGGTCGTCTTTGCCTTCTTCGGCAGTGCCAGATTTGGCACTTCCGTTAGCGTCGGCGTCGTTACCGTCAGCACCACCGGATTGATCGTCGGCGTTATCGTCGTCGGAGCCATCACCGTCCCCCTTGTTCGCTTTCTCAACGTCGGTTGCGCTTGCAACCTCTTCCGTCTCGGTCGTCGTCTCGGTCGTCGCGGTGTCGGCGAAGTCGCGCTTTTGCAGGTCAGCCAGCGCCAGCTTGAGAACTTCGCGCGGGTCAATCGTGCCTTTGTTCAGCAGCTCGGCGAGCTGATCAATCGCTTCGAGCGATTCAGTCGCGCCGGTGAACTTGCGCATTTCTTCGCTGCCGTCTGCCTTCACAACCTTGAACGTAGCGGACGGGATGCACGGGTAATCGACGAGCGACCCCTCAGCCGGGATCGCCTCATAGCGGCGGTGCCCTTGGTCGTCCCAGGTCTTGCCGTACTTGCCGCCGATCGAGAAGCCCGTATAGACGCCTTCGAGCACCTTGTTCCATTCGGTGTCGTCGACCACTTTCGCGACAGCCTCGATGCGGCGCGCTGCGTCGTCGAACTGCAAATCGGTGAACTTGCCTGCGGCGACTTTGCCGTGCATCGCGCGCAGATTGCCGACCGACTTGCCCTCAGTCGCCTTCGCGATATCGCCCGACCACGCTTGAAAGTGCGGCTTGCTCGATGCGTAGTCCAGCACCTCGCCGGAGCGGTCGAGTTCTTCGGCCGCGAGCGTCCCGTAAACGAGGCGCTTCTCAACGTCCACTTTGGTCAGCGGCACAAAAATTTTCATGCTCATGATTCGTCCTCATCGTTCGCATAGGTTGTGCCGACAATCACACAGCGGCAGTTGGGGTGAGCGGGCGGCGCAGAGTCACCGCTCGGGAACACGTCATCGAGGGGAATGTCGCCAGCTTCGGCGTTCGCCTGACAGACTTCCTCAACCTTGTCGTCCTCTGCGGTTGACCAGCCTTTTTTCTCGACGCGGCCAACCTCACGCCACGCGTCGATCGTGCCGTTCGAGTTCGCGAGTCGCGTCTCGGTGCGCGCGATCGTGTTGGCGCGCTTGTAGTCGAATGCCGAGTCATCGATGATCTGCTTCGTGAACTGATCGGCCGACCAGCCTTGTTCGAGCGCGTCGCGCGTTAGCGACTTGATCGCCTCGCGGGTCGTGTCATCGATGCGCCAGCGCGCGTCCGGGTTATCGACGAGTTCGCCGTCTACGCGTTTCTTGCCGATCATTTCAGCAGCGCGGCCCTCGGCCCACTCGACAGCGGCATCGTTCACCACGTCGAAATTCACAGCCTCGCGTGCAGCGTCGCTCGACAGACCCTCACGCACCTCGCCGACTTGAATCACTGCCGCCGCGCGCGCGCCTTTGTACGTGCGTGCGAGCGGGTCGAAAATCTCGTCGGGGAGGGTTTCAAACGACGACCAGTCGAGGTTGTCATCGAGCGATTCGGCCGCTGCTGCGGCGCTCGCCTCATCGAATAGCGGAATCTCGTCGGGCTGCTCGTCGTCTTTGTTGCCTGCGGCTTTGCTCACGTGCGCGCGCAGGCCGTCAAGCTTCGGCCCGGCCTGCCGCGCGATATCGTGCGCGAGGCCCGTTAGAAAGCGCTGCATCGTGCGCTTGACGCGCGCGCGCTGCGTCTGCACTTCACGGCGTTCCGGGTCGGGCTGAACCAGCCGGATCAAGCTGCCTTTTTTTTTTCGCCCCGCGACGCCTTCGCGACTTTCTCAGTCGCATTGTCGTTGTCGTCGCCCTTGCGGGGCGCGCGTCCGCCGCCGTCGTCCTCATCGGGCTTGAGTCCTTCCGAGCCGGTCGGGCGCGGTAACGGCTGATCAGCTTCTTCGGAGTCGAGGGGTTCCATGCCGAGATTCTCGCGAACCTCGTTCGGCACCATGACTTGATTCATGAGGTAGATTTGATCGATCTGCGCTTGTTGCAACGGATCGACCGCATAGTTATCGTTCCAGACAAACTCAAGGTCAGGCGCTTTCAGGTATCGCGTGATCACGCTATCGATCAGCAGCTTCAACCACTTTTTGAGCGCGGCCTGTCCTTCGGCGATCGACTGCTCACGCGCGGTCTGCGCCGTGGCGCGGTTCTGCTGTTTGATAAACGGCGTCGGCTCGACGCTGAACGCATAGCACACGACGCGCGCCAGCCACTCGTCGAACTCATCCGACAGGCCCGGCTCACGGGTCTGCACGTAATTGCCGCCGCCCGGCATGAAACGCGTCTTGCGACGCTCGGCCGTGTTGCCCGACAGCAGCTCGTCCCAATACTCTTGAAACTGCCTGATCTGTTCGGAGTTCCACGTGTCGGGCAGGCCGATGATCGAGTCCGGTAGCGAACCCTCTGTGTAGTATTGCAACGTCGCGAGATTGCGCCGAATGCCGGTGTTGATCGTGACGATGATTTGCTCAACGGGGCTATACCCGTATGCCTTCCACGATCGGCGATTGCGCGGCTTATAGATCAGCTCGTCGAACGTGTATTCCGCCGCAGGCAGGCCCTTGATGATCTGCTGATAGGCCGGGTCAGGCGTCATCGGAATGCGCCCCTGCACGTCGTATAGCGGCTTGATCAGCGCGCCGTCCATAATCTCAAGCGCGTATAGATCGCCGCCGCGCGTGAGGCGCGGCAGCAAGCACGGCGCATCGATCACAAACAAATCCTCGATGATCATGCGCACCCAATCAGACCACGTGTTCACCTTGTCCGGGTACTGGAAAAATTCGCTGATCTGCTCGCAGCGCTTGTCCTGCGGCTTGTTCTGATCGCGGTATCGGATTTTCCAGTCGAGCTGGTCGAGCTGATCCTTTCGCGTCTCGATCACGACGCGCAGCAAATCCCAAGTGTCGGCGAGCATGCGCAGCGTCGAGAAATCGACCAGCTCATCGCTGCGCGGCGTAAAGCGCTGGTTGTATCCGATCGGGTAATCGGTTC